CGACCACCGTGAGCAGGAGCAGGATACTGTTTTGATGTAGATGTCATATTGTAGCGATTCTCCACGCGAGGATCCTGGATCTTCTCTAGAACACTTTGTTCCATTTATCAATACAAATGAATAAAAACGGATGAATCAACTCATACTTAGGTCTATTATAAAAAATGCCTTCCGCTACGGTTGTTCTCCTTGTTGGGGGGCCGAATGCAGCGTCAAAGTCAGCTTTCTATAACAAGTTTACCGGTGGAAATTCATTGGATGACAAGATCAACGTTCGAACGACAGTAAGTACTGTTCCAACGATTGTTCTCGTTGATACGCCAAGCGCTCACCGTAATAAGTATGAGTACTGTTGGGAAGGTGTATTTCACATGGCACATATTGTTGTGAACTTTGGAGACTGGACACCCAATGAGGTTTATGGCATTCGACCACCCGCTGGGCGGACACCGATCTTTCTTACATGGTCGGGCGATGACAATGAAACAATGAATCGAATTATGGATAAAGTACTAGAGATTGTATAAAGAGATGATCTCTATTTTATGGCTGTTTGCTGGAGTACTTGTAGGATTTTTAATTGTGTCTGTTTTTCACCCACCTGTGCACAATGATAAAAGTGTACCCACACCTGGTGATAAATCGAAGTTTTATACCGGAACCGGCTGCGTGAAGTTTGTGTCGAGAGAAGTTCCGTGTACAAAAGATACAACGTCTCTTAATTTCATCGCGTCTCAAAACAAATGATTCAGGTAGTCAAAATCCTTCACAATGAACGAAGCATGACGTTCCTTTCATTTTTAATTGGGATGGGACTAGTGATCATGTTATTTCACAAGCCCTTTCTGCAGCGAAAGACCTTAGCGTTACCTGTAGATGAAGTAACCAAAAAAATTGTGTCTATTGATGGAAAATGTTATCAATATAGTGCGCAAGATGCGACGTGCGAAATACCCTCTTCTAAATAAATGCAAGATAGTGGAGCTACCGATTTAAGCGCCCTTCTAGGAAGTGGTCCTGTTCAGAATCCGACTCTTCCGCAGTCAACTACATTTGCTCCTATGGTAACGGGTGGCGTTGATCCTTTTATTGCTCCTGTAAATACGAGCAATCAGCAGAAGCCTGCAGTAACAAATTACAATCACGATGCTACATTTAGCTCAATTCGTTATGCTATTCGTGGACTAATGATGTACTTTGGATTCTTCCTAGCTGCTGCCATCATCTCGCTATCAACCCCTCGTAGTCTTCTACTCCAGTACATTCCTCACACGTACACGACAGGCGGTACGGTTTCGTACACCGGCGCTGCTGTTTTAGGCTTAGCTGCTGTAGCAATTGCGTATGTAGTTGGTACTCTTGGAAGTAGTCTCATTTAAAAAATGTTACTTTAGACTTGAGTATCAACTACCCAGTCGTTTCCTGTATACGACAGCGGGTTAATTTCGCATCGATACACAAATTCTCCCGTCATTCTATCTTCAAAATCAATCATTGCCATTTTATAGGAATTGTGTTTTATTGTTATCATATTATCGCCACTGTACACAAGTGCATTGAGATCTATATCGACCGGCCATTTGTATAAATTTTTGCCATTTTTGATAATAATAAAATTCTTCTTGAACCAATACTTTGTCTTGGTAAATTCGATCATTTTGTTTGAGTCTAATTCAAAAAAGTAGTTTTATTCCGTTTTTAAGAGTATTCTACGCGCCTAAGACCATACTTAACGATGCACTTTGTGAGAAAGATCTCACAATCGTGACAAGGCTTAGATTGCATGATCTGATCGTGCTTATTTAACCGGAATACAGTCAACACGCAACCACGAAGTTGTGAGATATCACCAAGATTCTTCACAACTGCGCATTCTGCGTGGATCGTTTGATCATTGCAACCACAGCCACTCGATCTGCTCGCGGCCTTATTTCTACCAATAGCAATTACTCGTCCTCGCTTTGTTAGTACTGCGAAATGTTCGCTTGTATTTAAGAGCTGTCGATTGCGGCAGCCATGCCTATCAATCTTGTAGAGATTTGCAATTGTGGTTGCCATTTTATATTTGCTTTCTCTCTCATCTAGTAGAATGAAGTCCGTTTTTAGACAATCGGGGTTATTTAAAATAGCAAGTATGAATGATCCTTGGAAAGCACTACGACGTCATTCTAAAGGTTGGATGGAAGATCCTGCTGCTAAAGTTCATGTTTCGATAATGTTTGGTGCTGGATTTATGGTGACACCTGCATTTGTAGCAAAACATAATATCACACATGTAATCAATTGTGCACAAGACTCCGATAGTCCACAGTGGTTTCGTGATCATAATCCTAGTAAATACAAATGCATAAATGCCATTGATAGTAAAGACGTTAATATAACAGAATGGTATTCGTTATTTGCTAATACGATGAATAGGTTTCTAGCAGATCCCGAATCAATCGTTGTATTCGTACATTGCCAATGTGGAATCAATAGAAGTGGATTTCTGACACTACTTTACTGTATTCAGAAATTTGGATACGACTTTGAATCTACAGTTAAGATGATTCTAGCACAGCGTCCGTGTGCGCTAACCAATCCTGTTTTTCGGCAACAACTTATAAACTTTATTAAAAGTAATGGGAGATCTGGGTAACAATCCCATATGGTCTAATTTGGAAAATTCGACTACTGATATGATGGGGCCATCCTATAGCTATTCGGATAACATTCCGGGTCCTAGTTCGTTGGGAGTTGGTTCGAATGGAACATTTGGTCAAGTAAGTACCAATTTGGGAGCGGTTGAGACATATGTGAAGGGCATGGTTACAGGTGATCCGCCACTTGGAAATCGTTTCTTTGTGAATACAGGCGGCACATGTACGGCAACAGATGGGTCTATACAGTCACGATACAACTATATTAATAACATTCCCGGAGGTGGCAGCTCTCCTGCAGGATTACAAGATTTATCATTTCTGTCCAATGACCTACGTGGGTTAATTCCTGGTATAATGGAAGATGCCGACAGTCTAGATCCGTATTATTTATTCACGGCAATGACGGCCGATGGAACACCGCCTTGCGATTGTTATACATGTCAGGTAACAAGCGGCTCAGATTCTTATTTTTTAACTACTTCGTTATCCCCTGATTTTGATCCTGCGTTTTGTACGAAGGCCGATATTTCTAAGTGTAAGCCTGCAACTAAAGAGTTATTTTCTATGCCTGAGGTTGACACAACTATGATTCCAACATTAATTGCAGCCGGACTTCTTCTATTTTTCGCAATGAAGTAGTATTTTAAGAGTGAAACTTTAGTGAAACAATAATATGGAAAATATCTTTCGTATAAAAAAGATATCCGATTCATCGTCTCCAGCAAAAACACAAGGTACACTTGATCATATTCATTCTGCAATCATATCTTCAATCAAAGACACGAAGCTAAACACGAATGAAATTGAAGAACAATGTACAAAGTTAGAAGAACACGTTGAAGATATGACTGTAACTAGTTCAATTGAAGAAATTGTAAAAGCATCCAAAGCAGAATCGGAACTGAAAGAGTTACGATTTAAACTTGATTCTAAAAATCCAGTTGAAGAATATTATGTGAAAAATGCAGACATCATGTTACAATATTATGGTAATACAGAAAAACCCAAACAAGCAGCTGCGTCTTGCATGGATGAGAACACATTTGTTAAGTATCTAGTCACCAATACTGCTGGAGATAATGGAAGTCAAAGCAAGAAGCAACTTTTTGAAGAATACGCTACTCGTATGAAACTGAAAGGAATGGAAGTTGCAGAGATGAAACAGGTTGTAACTGAACACTGTGAGTTATGTAACATAGCTCGTGAAGAATTGACATCCGAAGGAGTTCTTGTATGTCCTAAATGTGGATCGGAAGAATATATCATGGTTGTATCTGATTTTCCATCGTTTCGCGATCCTCCTAAGGAGCGTAATAATTACGCATATAAGAAGATTAACCATCTGAATGAAATCTTGAACCAGTTTCAAGCAAAAGAGTCAACTATTATTCCGGATGAGGTTATGCATGAAGTAATTAGTGAAATTAAGAAGCGTCGTATTCAAAACATTGCTCAAATGACTGAAAAGGAAATTCGTGACATTTTAAAGAAGCTTAATAAGTCAAAGTATTACGAGCATGCCGCTCATATTCTTTCGAGACTTAATGGAAACCCTCCACCAACGATTACGCCAGAAATTGAAGAAAAGATCCGTACGATGTTTCAAGAAATCCAGGCGCCTTTTTTGCTGTACTGTCCGGATGACCGCACTAACTTTCTTTCTTACTCGTATATTTTGTTCAAGTTCTTCGAGCTGCTGGAACTGGATGAGTACAAAGCGTATTTCCCTTTACTAAAATCACGCGATCGTCTGATTGCTCACGATTTCATATGGAAAAAGATTTGCGAGTATTTGCGATGGGAGTTTATAAGTTCTGTTTAAACATACAGTAAATTAAATTAATAACACAATGCGTTTTGTACTTATCAGTACACACATTGATCAGATGACCGGATATGCAAAAGTTGTTACAAATCTACTTCAACAGCTTTCTACTGTTCCTGAAGTAAAAGTTTTTCATTTTGGATTTCAACGTCATCCGTCTCGCCCGGGAATTCGCACGGCTCCCAAAGGTATCATTCAATACGATGCTGCAGCAAATGAAGAGCCTCGTGAAGAAGGGTTTGGATTTAATAAAATTACTGAATACCTCGAAACTGTAAATCCAGATGTGGTTATGATCTATAACGATCCCATGATCATTTATAAGTTTATTGAGACCATGAAGTATGAGAAAGGCAAGTCTCCTTTCAAGCTTTGGATCTATCTAGATCTAGTGTATAAAGGAACTGTGCAGCCGCTGATTGATAAAATCAATGAATGTGCTGATCGTGTATACATGTTTTCCGATACATGGGTACGTGAGTATTCAACGTATGGCCCTACACCCATAATGTCTGTAATGGAACATGCAGTTGATTCAACGGTATTTTCGAAACTAGATCATCATACTCGGGCATCTATTCG